TTAATTCAGACATTCATTAGTCTTTGTCGCTGCGATTGTCGCCCGTCGGATAACTGTAGGTGGCATTGCCTTTGCCACCAAGCGAACGGTGTAGCTTATCAAAGAAGCCGGTCTTGTTTGGCTCATACCCTTTATTGGTATCTAGCGTTGGCTGCCTAGTAGCATTATCTCCGCTCATTGTCCTTGGGCTATAGCCACCAGCAGGAAGGTTCGATGTGCTTTGTGCAGCACGAAGAGGAGCAGGACGCGGAATAGCAGCAGGAGCCGGACGAGAAACCGTTACAGTAGGTGCGGGCTTTTTCTTACCCCTCAGATCGGGAGCTTCCATATTTGATGTATTGCCAAAAGCTTTGTTCGTAGCAACGCGTTCTTTGTCTGCCTTCCTCGCGGCTTGGTCTGCCTTCCTCGCCTTATCGCGGGCGTTGGCTGCGTTGACTGCCCCTCTCATCATTGTATCTCTGGAGCTTCCAATATCTTTAACGGCCCGGCTTGCCGCTTGCCTTATCGGACTCGTCGGATTGCCAAGCTCGCCTCTTACAGCTTTGCCAATGCTCGAATAAGCTGTGCCACTCAAGCCGATCACACCAGGGCGAGCAGTAACAGTCATTGGTGCCGGAGATGATTTAGCCGTTCGAGCCTTAGATGGCGTGGCAGTCTTAGCCTTGGGCTTTGGAGCAGACATGCCCAAGCTAGTACGCGACCTCAACATCTCCGCGTCACTGACGGTTGTCTGAATCCTTACGACAGGGGCCATGCTTTGCCCGTTAAGCCTACTCTGTTTGAGTTTCTTAGCCATAGCCATCTCCTTAATGCTGAACAGCAACTATCATAATCACAGAAGCTTTGTCTAGCCGGGCAGTTTTGGGGAAAATATTGTGAGGGAGGACGTATACTCGCTCCGGCCTCTCACGTTTTTCCCCCCACCCCCCTCTGTTTGTGTGGCTGGCAGAAACAAACAACAACACCAGCAGCACAAACTAACAAGCTACTCGCTCAGGTCTATCGATATGGCTATTCCCGTGACGCTAGTCTCTTCGCTAACACTAAACCCTGCACGATCCAGCAGGTCCTTGCTTGCTTCCATCTGAACACGCTCTGATCTGGCGCCCGTGCTCAACTCAACCATCTTCCTAGCAGCCCTCACCCCACTCATTGCAAGGCTCCGTTTCGTCAGCTGATGAACCGTATCTAACACACGCTGATCATTCACTAATCTCCACGCAGCGGTGTGCGCAGACTTCTCGCTATAACCCGCCTTCTTTGCGGCCTCTACATTGCTACATCCTTCTGTAACAAGCACCTCACAGAACCGCTGTGCTTTCTCTGTCAGCGGCTTACCCTCAATGGCTAACGTCATCCCTATCTCCAAAGACCAACACAAACACACACATCAACGAATGTCTCGTTAACTGCGAACCCCTGGGGGGTACATAGGGGGGTTTCGACAAACAGTGTCAAGACCCCACATTCTGCCGATTGCAACACAGTGCAACGCATTCTATTCATTGACAAACATCTAGCCACTGCAAAGCCAAATCTGCACAACCTGACCACACACCGCACAACTTACTGTTAGCTCGCGTCAGTTTCCGCGCTCGCTCCGCTCACACGGCTTTCGCCTTAACGCGCTCGCCTAGGGCGATCACTAGCGAAGCTAGACGCGTTTTTTTAATTAGTTTTAGAAGCTTGCTAGCGGCTTCCGGTCGGCCCGCGCCCGCTGCCGCTGCGGGACTCCGGACTTCCCTCGTTAAGCTTCGCTGTCCCCGAAGTGGGGAAGCTACGCTAAACTCACTCTCTCTTTAACGGAGTTCCTCGCTCTGCGTTCACGCTATCTCTGACCTCATCATCATTGAGCAACACTGTGGCGAATATATAAGAAAGCGGGAAAACCAATTACAAGGGTCGGAGATTTTTTCCCAGACAAGCTTGGCTACCATGCCAGCAAGCTGACATGAAGCCCGCTAAAGCCTGCCAAATAATTCCTAAACGCAGTTTCCCCTTGTAATTAATTTCCCCGCCTCGTGACTATTTAGCCCACAGCGTAGCTCAATGATGAGTTCGCTGAACAAAGGAGAAAGCAATGAACGAGAAGTACAGAACGATAGCCGTCGCGCTAGGCTTCTTCGCCGTAATACTACACATCGTAATCACCGGAGGCATACAATGACCAAGCAACCAAGACTCATGAATCGCCGGGAACAGTGGGCATTCATCCGCACGCAAGTACACCTGCTTCAACTCTTCACAGACGACGAGGAGTTGCAGCATGATAGCAGCCCAACAGCACGGTTCATCGACGCCCTGCGTATGGAGCCGGACAAGCCGCAACGCAGCGACCTAGATTGGGACATCATACTGGACCGAGTAGGACTAAACTCGACAGGCGGAATCCCCATCACATTCATCAACGAAGACTGATACATAGCTGCTTCCGTGCGACGGACCTGCGGGCCGCACGGAAGCAGCCTAACATCTAAATTGGAGAGACAGAGAATGACACATACGTTCAAGACACTGAAGCTGAAGCTGGCATCCACCGGAGGCAGCAGCCGAATTGAGGCAGACATAGATGCAGCGGTCGAACAGATCGTCGACCTCGAACTAGCGCTAGCACAGGCTGAAATGACAATCGACACGCCGGAATGGGTTGCCGGTGGCTTGTATCGGCGCTGGCAAAACTTAGAAAAAGCACGCAACTACGCCTCCCAGAAAGTCGACGAGTACAGCGAACTGCGCAAGGAGGGCCGCGAGCTTACAGACAAACAGGTGGAGTACTGGACCCGGACGATGGTTAGCTCGCGCACAAAGATCAAACGCGCCACGTTAATCTCGCAGTGGGCCAAGGTCGCTGAAGCCTTGACGGGCGACAAGCATTTCGTACCCGTTGAGAAGAAACCCACGCCAGAAGGCAAACGATCCGCGCTTCCAGACCTATAAGGTAAACGCCCGGTCCCGGTTCACACTGGGGCCGGGCTTTTTCTGGTTCTCAGATACAAAGCCCACCCGCCCACCCTAACAAGAACAAAAAACAGCAGCAACAACAGCAACAACAACAGCAACAACAGCAGCAACAGCAACAACCAGACCCCGCCGCCCACCCCTTAGTCTATTCCTGAGTGAACCCTAGTAGGCAGCGCCGTGACCAGTGCCAAGAAATTTTTTTTCCAACTCAAACTTTATGTGGCATTTTTCCAGATGAAATTAGGGAGAGCAAAATGAAAAATGATGACATGTCTACGTGGCAATGGTGTCAAAAGAAACGCAAGCAAACCGAGTGCAATCTAATGATGAGCAGAGTTGAGATTGTAGCAAGGGAAAAAGAATTGGGTACTTCACTCTATGTCTGTGTGCTTTGTGACTACCACATAGGAAGGAGATCAACACCATGTTGCCCCAAGCATGGGAACACAATGACAAGCTACAAAGATATAGCGTTCCTGCCCTCGCCCCGTACCGGGGCGGAGGGCGAGGGCAGGAAACGCAAACTTAAAGATAAACTAATGAGGAGACCAAGGAATGGAGACAGACACAAATGGTGGGTCTGACATCAAGACAGCAATAGAGGGGCTGCGCACCCTGCACCCAGTGGACGCTTGCGCAGTTGACTTCATACTGCGTACCATATCAAAGCAGAACAAGCTTTGTTATGGAACGAAGCAGGACATACAATATGTCCTAGACTTATGCGCATACGCAATGGAAGGGGGAAGCAATGGTCCGAACACGTAAGATCAGCAGCGGTAAGTACAATACCCGGGGTGTTCACACATCGGGTATGTACTTCGACTCCAAGGCAGAGTTCGATCGGTACATGCAGCTTGAGGCAATGCAATCGAACGGACTTATCCTGCACTTGGAACGTCAGCCGCAGTTCCGATTCGCACACAACGGCATACAGATATGCCGATATGATGCAGACTTTCAATACATGGTGGCAGCAGATAGCCGCCGTGTAGTGGAGGATGTGAAGGGACAAATCTTATATCCCTACAAACTTAAAAGGAAAATGCTGGCCGCTTGGTATCCCGACGCATGGAGAGATTTTGCAGAGATTCCGTCGGCGAAAATAAAACAGTGGATCATGCGCATCCCCGAACCAGGCGAGATGCGCCCAAAGAAACCATAAGGAGAAGTAGATGCTGACGTTTAAACCAACCGGCGATCAGCTCAGAGATCAAGGCATTGAGGCTCGAACTGAAAACGACGCTGCCTTCATGGTAGCAATACGCAACACCATCGAGTCGATGCCTTTCCTATTACAAGTAACGTCGGAGGATATTCGGCTCGCACACTTCGAACGAGGCGGTATCCCACCCAATCATTACAATAGTTGGGGAGCGGCTATCCGAACAGCCACCAAGGCTGGCTTGCTAGAGCCAACAGAACGCTATAGGAAAGCATCTAGAAGCTCGGCACATAGCCGCGCTTTAAGGGTTTATGTCCTTCCGGAATAAGAGGGGGCACTTTCCCCAGGCGTGACTGCGTCTGCGAAGCAATGCTGCTTACAGGTTTTGGTGTCCTCCCCCAGAACCTTATGAGTCAAGCGGACCCCCTCTCACGGCTCAAAGGGTCGTGTCTTTATCCGTAAGCACTGCACAGTAGGATGGTAGGAGGCAATCAATTCAATTGCAGTTTCAGCGCCAGCTACGCATGGCGGCGCTGAAGCTGCTTAACATCAGGAGAGAATAATGTACGACGCGAACAACAAGTATGGCTTCGTTCCAATGAACCATATTGCTCCATCTCCCTTTGACATTAACGTCACTGACATCCGTGATATCGAGGGCAATAACATCCCAGGATACAAGCGGATCGAACGGGTGGACACCGGAGATACACTCGCAGTTCACCAAGACAATTACACAGTTCTGGAATACGGCGAAGCCAATCGCACCATCGAAGAGGTAATTGCTCAGTCCAACTTAATGTCCGATAACATGCTGGTGCATGAAGACATGAGTGCTAACGGTGCAAAGTATTGGCGAGAGTATGTCTTCCCATCGCACGAGGTTGCGTTCCCAGACGGATCAAGCCAAGCACTTAGGATCGTAACTAAAAATAGCTACGACAAAAGCAGCAGCTTCAACGCAACAGCAGGTGCCTTCCGCTTTGTGTGTGCCAACGGCGCACTCATTGGCGAGACAGCAGGCAGCTTCTCTCTACGTCACACTCGTAATATCGAACGTCAATTCCAGTCGCACCTTGATAGCCTGATTGGTATTGCAGAGACATTTGATATTGCAATGACACGTCAACTCAAATGGCCCAGCATTAAAATCAATCACGCTGACTTCCCAGAAATGCTGATTAAGGGTATGCCTCAATGCACAGAAAACTTGGCAAACCAAATGCTGGCCGCATTCATCTCTGAAGAACCAACCATGTGGGATGCTTACAACGTCCTCACTGCCTGGGCTTCGCGCCCGTCAAAGGGCGACCGCAAAACTATTAGCGACAGACAAGAACGCATTGCAAAGTTAACAACCTCAAAGGCATGGTACGAATTGGAGGCTGCATAATGCCAAAGAAAACGCAATTGCCCTCAGACTGGAGGCCAAATGCAAAGCACAGTGAGATCGAACCCAATGAAGAAGTTCTCTTATCCGAAGCTGATAGGTTCAGAGACAGCGCACTTGCGCACGGCAGAACGTACATCAACTGGGACGCAGCATTTAACAACTGGCTGCGCTCCCCGTACCGCCAGCCCAATCCCAACACCAACACCACTGCCACTCTCAGCCGGTCTGCCCAACGCGATCTCCACAATGCTGACACAATCAGAACAGCACTTAATGGAACGCGCAGCACGCTCCCGCCGAACGAGTAACGCTTGGCAAGAGGTAGGCCCACACGCCAGCAAACTTGCCAGACGGATTCAAACCGCCATAGCCGAAGCATATCCACCAACAGAGATTGAATGGATCATCAAAGCGACTGGCGGCCTGGCTACAATGCTCAATGCAAAAGTCCCCGATGCTGCCATCTTAAAAAAATGGTGCAGCTATTTCGTCGGGATACCACAGCAATTTTTGCAGACAGCATTTGATAATGTAGTGACCCGTCATCCATGGCCAAGCTTTCCCTTGGTTGCTGAAGTCGTCAACCAATTGAACGACGACCCTGACTATCGGCGCTATCGCACATGGATCGCTGCAACAAATAACATCTTGGAGAAAGCAAATGCGACCAACCAATAGTGTTGGAGGATCGGATGCAAACGTCATTGTGAAAGGCAACGCCTATCAACTGAACAGGCAGCTTGCTTTGTTCAAAAGAGAGCTTGAATGGGGCGAGCCAACATGGGCGATGCGATTGGGCACACTGACGGAACGACTTCATTATGATTATCTGTTAGAAGAAACACCTGAAGCCGAGAGACTTGGGTGGCAGGTAATCTTTACAGCACCAGACAAACCCAGGAGGCACTGCACCACCGACGGGATGATAAGACTTGAAGGGAAAAAGACGCCGGTCGAACTAAAACACACACACACTAATTGGGATTGGAACGGACTGGTCCTTCAATACTACGGACAAATCCAACACACAATGTACTGCACAGAAACAGAACAGTTAATGTTCAGCGCAGTGTTTGGAAATCAGGAACCCAATCAAATCATTCTCGACAGGGATGACGCATACATCGAGGAACTTAATCAAAAGATTGATGAGTTCCTATGGCATGCCGATAACGATGTGCAATATGTTGCAGAAAAAAAAGCCAAGCCAATTGAAGTCGTTGTCCCAAAAAGCAAAGGACAAAAACTTGAGCAAGACATGAGCACGAACAATCAGTGGGCATCACTTGCTGATGAGTTCCTCAAAACCAAACAAGCTGTGACAGATCACAACACCTGCAAGGACGCAATCAAAGAACTATCAGCAGGCTCATTGAAAACATATGGGCATGGTGTGATTGTCACTACAAACAAGAACGGATCAAAAATTATCCGTGTAGATAAAATGCCTGGAGCCGGATTTTGACAGATGAAGAAGCATCAAAGATGGCGACTGAATCAGAAGACATAGCCCGACAATGGAAGGACGAACAAAAGAAATCTAATGTGTCCAAAGAAACATTCTTTGCACACAAGTTCCTTTCTGTTTGTGCTGCATACGATTGCTTAGACCACGACACATTTATGCAGTGGATCGCAGCAATCTATGAGTGCGAACTAGAAGACACAAACAACCAATTCGACCCCAAGCAATACAACTTAATCCACTAACGGAGGAAAGTATGGGATCACTAAACATCTACCAGCGCATCAACAAAGTGATGCAAACCGTTAATTATGTTAAGAAAGATGCGCAGATTCGAATGGGTCAAGGCAGCTACAAGGCAGTCACACACGACAATGTTCTTGTGACACTGCGGAACCCAATGATTCAAGCTGGCATTGTAAGTGCAATGATCCGGGTAAACTATCAGGAGCTACCGCAAGGCACGACAAAGAACGGTGGCACCATTACTAATCTCCGATGCCATATGACCGTTCGTTACACCAACATCGACGACCCGTCAGACTTCTTAGACGTTGAGTCGTTTGCTGATGGGCAAGACCAGGGTGACAAAGCTCCGGGCAAAGCAATGTCAATGGCGTTTAAGTATGCCAACTTGAAAACGTTTGATCTGGAGACAGGAGAAAACGAAGAGAGCCGAGTTGAAACATATGAAGCTCAGTCTGCCAAGCAGTCTATCATTGCAGACATTAAGGATGCGTTTGATAATGCAAGCTCTATAGACGAACTCAGCACTCTTCGAGACAAACATCGCCCAACAGTAAAGCAGCTTGGCTCTCAGGCCACCACTGAACTTCGACAATACTGGGATGATTGCGCAGCAACACTCACCAACAAGGAGGACTAACAATGTCTATCAACCAAGCAACCATTCTCGGACGCGTAGGCCGGGACGCAGAACACACCACGCACGGTGAAACAGACTTCCTTAAATTCTCTGTCGCAACCTCAAAGAAATTCAAAGGCGAGGAGACAACCACTTGGCACAACGTAGTGATCATTGGCAAACTTGCTGGTGCTATTAAAAACTTTGTGCGCAAGGGCAAAGAAATCTATGTCTCTGGCGAGATCAACAATCGAACGTATGAGAAGGATGGCCAGACCAAATACTTCTCAGAGATTGTAGTTGGCTTTGGCGGAAGCGTTCATCTTTGTGGCGGAGCAAAATCAAATGACGCCGAGCCAGTCGCACAATCAGATCCAGCCAACGCAGGCTATGATCTTGACGATGATGTTCCGTTCTGATGAGTGACCCAGTAGATCGGCCCACTCACTACACGGTGGGAGAGATTGAGTGCATCGAGTATCTGCGGGACAACATGCCAGATACAGCTTTTGCTGGGTATCTTGAAGGCAACGTAAAAAAGTATCTTCATCGGTGGAGATACAAAAACAATCGCGTTGAAGACCTAGCAAAAGCTGGTTGGTATCTGGATTATCTTCAGCAAATCACAAAGGAAATGTATGATGATTACGACAATCTCAATCCACGACGTAAAAAAGATTGAAGCAACGAAGCGCCATCACTCCCTAAGCCATAGCAACTTCACGGTAACCACACTTACTGTTCTCACTGGCGACAGCGAGACAGGCACGAAAACAGAGGTAACTCTGTACTCAGACAAAGAACTTGCTATCGAGTACCCTTTGGAGGAGGCATGAGGAACCCAGTGGACCTAACAGCCTGCCCTACTTGCGACGGCCACGGAGAAATTACCGTAGCTTATGAGCGTCCCGACTGGAGCAATGGCGGATACATCGAAGACAAAATAGAAACCTGCCCGGACTGCGACAGCACCGGGTGGGCTAATACTTCTTCGACTTAGACTTCAGTGCGCAGCGGCCTGCCTTTTTGCAAGCAGCTTTTGTTTTGCAACGAGAGCAGGTCGCAAA